GTTAGTACCTTGCGTTTATAAATGAAGAAGCTCCAACAACATCTGATTGACCATTATCTGGATTAGTGTTTTGACCTTCAGTAGCATCTACAAATCTTGCTTCTTTTAATTTATCTTGAAACAAATTGTACATATTAGAAGCAACAGGATTAGATGATGTAACTGCGTAGGCAATGTCAGCAGCTAATGCAGCTGATATAGTTTCTCTTAATAGTTCATCATATTGATTTGGATCTTCAATTCTTGCAACATATTGTACTCTTAATGTGCCATGGTTTGCTAAAATTTTTCTACCTTCAATTTTATAATCATAATCATAATTTAAAATAGTTAGAACTCTCAAACAATCTGCTGGTAAAGTAAACTGATAACTAAAACCCCATGAAGGTGTTGCTGTATCTCTTGCAAGTTCAGCTCTTTTAATTAAACAATTCCAAGGATGAGATCTAAATAAACTATCTCTAACTTGTGTGTATCTTGCGTTGCAAAGTCTTGCGTTCTTTGAATCTTCTGTCAATGATAATATAGTTGATGCACCAAGTTGGTTTAATGCTCCATTACAAATATCTACTACTGATGCCATATTACTTCCTTATAATATACTTTCTTCTAATCTGTCTATCTTTTTCTAAAGCAAATATCTCCGCTTCAGTTCTTTCTAGCTTAGCATCAAATCCATGATGTACTTTGCTAGTATTTTTATATCTGTCTACTAATACATACCTGTAGACATAATCCCCTTTTCTAAAATGTAATACTGTTTTTAAATCTTTTATTTGTTTCATAATCATAGATGGGGGATTGCTCCCCCACCTAAATTAAAGCGATTATGCTTCGTATGCTTGGATTTTAACTACTTTGTCTTCTTCCATTCTAGTCGCACCGAATGCAGCAGAATAGTAAACTTGAGTAGCATATCCTTTGTCAGCTCTTTCATCGATTCTAGCAGTAGCATCTTTACCAACTGCTAAAGCGATTCCATCACTTACAAAAGCAATACAATCTCTAATTTGAGATGCAACAGCTAATCTGTTAGACACGATGAAATTAAATCCTAAGAAAGTATTAATATCACCTTGTGCTAATGCTTTAACTGTATTGAAATCACTAGAAGTCACTTCAGTAGTTCCTAACAAATCAGAGATTTGTTTTGGAGATACGATGATGTGTCTTGGTAGTGAAGGATCAACATCAGCTAAATCAATGATCTCTTTTGCTTCTCTTAACTTAGCAATGTTCATACCAGTTGTACCAGTTTCAGCTATGATTTGAGATGCAGGTAATGCTACTGGTGTACTTACTCCTAAAGGAAAAGTATCAGCAGAACCAGTTGCAGCAGTAATGATAGCATCATCCATTGCTCTACCCATTGCATAAGCAGCAGCTAATGCGTAAGTAGAAGTTGGATCTACTAACATTCTTACTTTGTCTAGATCATCGATAAGATCAGCAAACTCGTAATCAACCAATGAAACTCTTCTTCTTGAGTGAGGAGTATCAGATTGAGGAGTGTCTGCGTGTCTTGTTGAACGAACAGATGCTGTAACACTTCCAACTTGGTCGAAGAAAGCATTTTTACCTGTAACAGATTCTACTCTAACTTTATCTCTTAGAAGAGAACCTTTTTGTTGTGATAGCATTTGAATGTTAGAACTATATTGTTCTACAAATGCTGTTGTTATTTGTGTAGACATAATTGTCTCCTATTATTTGTTAAGTTATTATTAAACAAAATCAGAGGAGTTCTCAAAAATATTTGGCTTCTCTTGGATTTAAAGTCTTTTAGACTACAAGTCTTTCCTTGTCGTCAGTAAGGTGCTTACGCATTGTCTTACTTTTCTTAGGCGAATTTTCATCCGCCTTAGAAACCCATTTATAATATTCGTTGCAGATTGGCAAGGGATTTGATTTTTGATTTTCAGATCCGCTTTCTACTACAATACGAAGTATCTCTAATCTAAGTTCTTTGTTATCCATTGGTCATCATAGTTCTTAGATTAAATACTTTCTGAACTATCTTGTCGTGATCTGGATGTGCTTTATTCCAATATGGACCATCTCGATCATTAACAATCTTAGATATTTCAGCATCATAATCTATACCTTGAGATACATTTTCAGATTCTGTACTTACTAATTTATCTTCAGACATAAGGTTAGCAATGTTTGCAAAGCCTTTAATAATAGCAGGATGATCTCCTAATCGTGTACCATCTTTTAATTGCATATCTAAAATGTTTGCATCCATGTTTGCTTTAGCAACTGCACCTGCTTTTTTAATATTATCTTCATAAGCTCTACCCCACTCTTTTCTAAGTTCTTGTTCGGCATTTGCTTGAGCAGTTTCCATGTCTACTTGATTTTGTTGTGCAGAACCTTCCATAGAATTTTTATAAAACTCTAAGATACCTTGAGCTTGTTTATTATTTAAACCAAGCTGATGAGCATTCTCTGCAAAAGATTTAATTGCACTTTCATCTAATGGAACAACATCTGATTTAACTTCAAGTTGATATTTATCTGGAGACTCTGGTCTGCCAAGTTTATTATAAACTTCATTCCATTGATCTTCTGTTGAATTGTTATTTGGTACTGCAACTTTATCTTGACCAATCATTCTTGTTGCATTGACATATGATTTAGCAAGAGCTTCTAGTTCAGTAAACTTAGATATGTTTGGATCATTTCTTAAATCTTCTGAGATTGCTTCTTTCCAAGATTTAGCAACAGTTGGAACTGGTTGCTCTATCTGTGTCTCTTGTACTGGTGCTTCTGTAGTAGTTTGTGTTGTCTCTGCTACAGGCACAGTTTCCTGTGTTATCTGTTCTTGTGACATAGTTATCTTCCTTTAGTGTTATCATTTTGGAGCATTGATTTAATAAATAGAAGTACACTCCTTTGACCTTCCATGTATGCACTCTCATGGCTATCCCCTTTAACATTAGTGGTAGACCAAAAGTGGCATCGCTTTTCTAAATCAGATAAAACTTTTTTACCTTCATCTGATTCAAAAATTTGTTTGTATGCTTCTCTTATTTCTTTTATTTGTTTTTCAAACTGTTTGAGATCACTCATTACTCAATATCAGCATTCGCTACAGCTCTAGCTTCTTCTGGTAAAGCCTTTGCGAGTGGTGCTATTTTTCCCCCTGCTTCCGCTACTTGTTGTAGCTGTTGCATTTGTTGCATTTGTTCTTGTTGAGCTTGTGCTTGTTGTCGTTCAGCATTTAACTCAGATTGTGGTTTTAATATTTTTTGTGGTACACCAACAATGTCTGCTAAGTGTCTAACCAATTTATCCATATTGATATGATCGAATACTGGAGCAACATTAGATAAGCTACCCATGATTTCTATTGCTCTCATAATCGATTGTAGTTCACTAGACTTCTGTGCTTTAGCTAGTGGAGATACATATTCGATTTCAATATCTTTACCGCTTAAAAATTCTGGAGCTGGTCTAAATAAATTCTTTCTAAGGATTAAAGCAAATGCTCTATCGATTAATGGTTTTAATAATTCAGATTGAAGTCTACCAAGAACTGGACCAAGTAATCTCATCTTCTCTTCGTTCCTTTGAATAACTTCTGTTGCTGTCATTTGTGGACCACTCTGCATCATTAATTGATTTACATAGAACGCATTTCGAATTGAGTTTCTTCTTTGCTCTTCCATGTTTAAACCTAGTGGAGTATTTGCTCCAATGTTTAATGGTTCAATTCTATCTCTAGTTCCTGCTCTGTAAAAATTTAAACCACCAGGTACTGTTCTTACTGGTAATATAAATCCATCATCTGGAACTAATAAAGGTGGATCAACTTGTTTCTGTGCAGACTTGATTGTAGTCTTAGACATTTCATTTAACATCTTCACATCTGGCAATGCTGTCATTGCAGGGGATCTTCCATAAATTTCATGGGATGCTTTTAAGTATCTTGGTACTACAAATGGAAACTCTCTAAATCCAGACACAGATAATTCTTCACCTGTACCTGCTTCTAAGTAAACAGATTCAAATGGCATATTTGATTTGTCTTGTTTCTTAGGATCAAAGTCAGTTCTTGGATATACTGCATGAAGTATTTCTACTTCTTCGTATGGATCTTTCTTTGCAGTAGTTGCAATGTTAGTAGATACTTGACCAAACTTTTGTATTGCAGCTCTTGCAGATAATTTAAACTTTCTAAATACTGTATCGATTCTACCTTTTTCATTTTCAGCAATATACATTTCATTAATGTGTCTTGTAGAAAATTTTAAAATATCTTCATCATCTTCTTCGATAAACATTGCTGCTGTACCAAAAGTAATTAGATCGTGATACAGTTCAAAAATTTCTTGTTGGAAGTTTGATTTATTAAATGCTGCATACATTGTTTCTGTTGCAGACTCTAACCACTCTTTTGCTTCATCCTCATTTTCCATTTCATCTTCTTTGAATCTTAAAGAGAACCAAGGAGTTGATGGATTAGTTAGCATACCATGTAATGATGCAGCTAATAATTCTACTGATTGTAATGGAGAAGAATCAAAAATTAATTCAGTTCTTTTATCACCTTTAGATCTTGACTTAGTTACATCTGCTTTTCTTGGTTGCATATAGTCTGCAACTTCTTGCCAATGACTTTCCCAATTTTGTCTTTGAGATTTTAATCTGTCAAATCGTTTTAATAAATTTTTAGCTTTATCTGTTTGTGCCATACTATCTACCTAATAAACTTGGTTTGCCTAAAGTCAAGCTACCTGTTGTGCCACTTGGACCAGTTTGAATTGTTAATGATCTTCCTCTTGCTAATGTTTTTCTTTTTCTTAATAGAAGTGGATCTTCTGCATCAGTTGCTGAACTTTGCGATACTTCTGCTGTAGTAGGAGCTACCATTGGTTGAGGTGCTTGTACGACTTGACCGCTTGTTCCCATTGCTCCGCCACCATCTCCTCTTCCAGTATCTCCAATATTACTTCTTGTTGTTGAACCTTGATAATCTGATGTACCCATTAATGATGTATTAACTCTTCCTTTTCTAACAGCACTTGTTATACCTCTAACAGCTGCTCCTACAATTCCACCACCTTTAACAAAATCTACAGCTTTTTGTGTGGCAATTTTTGCTTTTGTTGTGGTAGATACTTTTGATCTTGTAGTCATTGGTGCATCTGCACTTCCACTATTAGATCCAGAATTAGAACCCATAATTATTTTCCAAATGTTAAAGATGATTTAGTTTCAGATTTAGTTTCTGAGTTAGTTTCTTTTTTTGATTTTAAATCATCTATGTTGTTAAACTTTACTTCTTCTTTTAAATACAAAATATCTTCTTGTTTCTTTTTAAAAAACTTTTTAATTTTATTTAGCATTATGCTCCTAATAAACTTGGTTTACCTAAAGAATAAGTTTTATCTTCATCAATTAATTGTTGAACATTTATTTCTTTAGATTTTTTTTTATTATAAACTCTAGTTGCCATAACACTTCCACCTTTTGGCAAACTATCAAATCCTCTACCTTCTGATTTAGCTTTTGCGTAAGCTATAACAGATTTATCTTTTAAAGATTTTGGTCTTAATCCTGTTGTTGATCCCATGCTATTCTCCTAACAAAGTTTTTAATTTTGTTTCTTCAGATTCTTGCACACCAAGTGGTCCAGTAAGGATAGTAGACTTTCTACCTTTTCTTCTTCTCTCAATCGCATCTTGCTCAGCTTTTATTCTTGCTTTTTCCTCATCACTTAGTTCTGCTTTAGGCGGTTCTGGCAAAGGTTGAACAGGTGGTGGTGCTTGAATTTTTGGTTTAAATATTGATCCCATAAAAAATCCTCAAATAATATTGTAATTATTATCTGCTACACTTTGTGGAGCAGTTTGTCTAGTATTTAGTTCTTGTAAGCCGACAGCTAAGTACCTCATACTATCACAAGCATGTGAACTCCAATCGTGATTAGGCTTAGACCTAAACATTCTATTTTTGTCAACATACTTCCTATGGTAGTGTCTTAACGCATCTATCAATTTTTTGCAATGGTCTACATCAATGTAGCATCTTGGCAATGTCATAGTGGTTGCGTGGATTCCATCCTCTAGTGGGATCTTAGGAACTACCTTGAACCGCACCCCTAATTGGTAGGCTACCTCTCTTCTGGTTTTGCCATTACTAAAATCTGTTACCTCAATGTCGTGTGGTGCAAAGTGATCTTTGTAGATATATCCCTTTTCATTTATAATCTGAATGTAGTGTGGTAAGCCTTGACCTCGTTCCTCATAGTAATCAATAATGTTTACTGCTCCTGCTTTTTGCTGAAAGAAGATTATGGCAGTATGGTCGGAGACTCCCAAGTCCCAAGCAGTATTGACAGGCAAGGTAGGATCATAAGGTACTCTTGCTATCTTCTTGTCATCATCCATCTTAGCAATAATATCTCCATATACTGCACCCTCAATGTTGGCAATCCAATCACACTCAAACTCCTGTAGGTACTTCTTCTCACCCATTACCTCTTTTGCCTTGATAAGCTCCTCTTCATCTACAATCTTAGTCTCTGATGCTTTTGCCTTGTAGGAGAACCAATCTTCTGCACCTTGTGCGTGTTGAAATAATTCGTAAAAGTTGTTGTTCATTCCTGCTGGAGTACCAATAAATACGCAATATCCTTTTCTATCTGATAGTGCAGGTCTAATAATTTCTGGGAATAGTTTTGAATTTACATTCGCATACTCATCGATGACACACCCATCTAGGTATATACCCCTCAAGCCATCTGAGTTTTCTGAACCCAGTAATGTTATTCTGCTGCCATTAGGCAGATCTACCCTTAGTTCTGTTTCATTGAATTTAGTGTAAGGAATTTTTGCCGTGAACTGTTTCATGTAATCCCAAGCAATAGACTTAGCTTGTTTGAAGGTTGGTGCAATGTAAGCAAATCTAGGGTTTTTTTGATTGGACAGCAATGCTGACCTAATTAGGTGGTTGATCATACATACTGTTTTGCCAAACCTTCTATGGCATACAAGCACATTCCATCTGTATCTGGAGATTTGTTTGTGCAAGTAGGATTGGTGTCGTCTTGGTGTATAGGGTATTTTAATATCCATAGCAATTAATGAACTGCTTTGCTAGGCATCTCATAGCTAAGTGAATTATATTCAAAGCCTAGTCTGTTCATCACATAGATTGTGAATAGTTCAGCTGAATCTTGGTTATCCATACCAAAGAACTTGATTACTACATTGTTTGTTTTCTCTTCAATGTAGCAAACACAATCCATATCTTCTGATGAAAAATAGTTCATATACCACATCTAGCTTATTTAGAATTATTTTAAAGTAAAATTGTTGCTGTGCAAAAGAATGAATGTCTGTGTGTAAGGGAGTCCTCGAGTCCCATGTATATATATATAATAAACCCACACCGCATTTGCGGGGGTGGGGGGTGGTCAAGTTTCAAAAATTGTCGATCTATTCTGTAAATATTATATGCTTTGGTGTATCGATAATAAAAGATTATCAGTAATAAATTAATAAAATCTTTTAATTGGTCCTGGTACTTTAGAATTATTCTAAACCGATGATAAACACCTGCAATAAAAAACAAGCTGCCTTTATATTAGAATAGTAACTTATCCAACCCCAATATATTTAAACTTAGAATTATTCTAAACTAACAATGTGATATTATTACAATAACAGTTGCATAAATATCACACTAATATTTTTTAATTATTTTTGTTTTTATTAATTGACATTATATAAATTGTATATATAAAGATCATAAATAAACAATAAACAAAGAGGTAAAAAATGGCTTATGTAACTAAAAAAGATATTCAGGATATTAGAGCAGCTTTAAAAAAGTCTTATCCTGATTTTAAATTGAGTGTATCTAAGAATAAATACTCAAGTACAGTACAAATCAAAATATTATCAGGTCCATTAAATTTTTGGAATTTAAAAGAATATTCAAATAATTTATATGAGAATGATAATTTTAATTTAAATGGTTATAGAATTAATCATTATCATTTAAACTTTTATAAAGAATTTGAAAGTTTTTTTAGTGACATGATTAAGATCATTAAAACAGCTGCAACTGATAATCAATGGTATGATAATTCCGATCCAATGACCGATTATTTTAGTACAGCTTTTTATATTTCAATTCAAATTGGTGATAGCTTAAAACCATACATATTGACTTCTAAAAAAGCAGCTTAATAATAAACAATTAAACCCCTGATAATTAATTTTATTGGGGGTTTTTTTTATGGTTGACAATATATATAAATAGTATACAACTTGTATAAAACAAACAAAAAGGTAAAAAATGAAATATACATATAAACCAGTAAAAAGATTATTCAGTAAACCTGAAACCCAATACAAAATGAATAAAGGGTTTAAAGTTGGTTATTACAACTTAGGTTTATTCTTAGCTCCATACAATATTGGCGGTGTTAATATTTGTCCTTCTGCAAGTAAAGGATGCATTGCAGGTTGTTTAAATACTGCAGGTCGTGGACAAATGACAAGTGTGCAATTATCCAGATTAAATAAAAAATATTATTTTTTAGCTAACAGACCAGGATTTTTAAAACAACTGGATCATGAAATAAAAACTAAAAAGAAATATTGTGATAAAAATAATTTAACATTAGCGGTTAGATTAAATGGTACAAGTGACCTTCCATATGAGAGATATAAGTTGGAGAATGGTTTAAATTTAATGGAGAATAATCCTGATGTTATATTTTACGATTATACAAAAATCAAAAATAGATTGGATCAAAAATTGCCTTCTAATTATAGTTTAACTTTCAGTAAATCGGAAAGCAATGACCAGGATGTGCAAGAAGTTTTAAACAATGGCGGCAATGCTGCAATTGTTTTTAAAGACAAATTGCCTGAAGTATATTTAAATAAAACTGTAATTGATGGAGATAAAAACGATCTAAGGTTTAAAGATCCCAAAAATATTATAGTTGGTTTAGTTGCTAAGGGTAAAGCTAAGAAGGACCAATCAGGATTTGTAGTCAACTATTAATTGGTTGACTATAAATATATAAAATGTATAGTAATAATATAAACAAACAAAGAGGTAAAAATGACAATAAAAAAAATGAGAATAAACAAAAATGATCTAACATTTTATTTCATTAGAGATCATAAGCAGCTGCCAGAAAGTTATTTAAAAAGTTGTAATGATTTTTTTAATGAAATCAAACAGATAAAAGATCCTGCAGCTATGTATAAAAAAGCAGTTAACCAATTAAAAAGAGGTAAATAATGAGAGATTTATTAATAAAAATATTTGTTGGAATATTTTTTATAAGTGTATCTGTTAGCTTAGGATTGTTTGCCTTGCATCAATGGGTTGTAAATTCGGGGGGTGCAATATGATAAACAAACAACAAGCTATTAAATATCTATATCAAGATTGGTTAGATTATAAAAACTATTATTTCAAAATAGGTTTTGACATGAAAGAAAGTTTTATTGAATACTTAGAGAGAGAAATACCAGAATATATAGAAAGTGAGGCTAATAATGACAAGTGTTAATTTTTATTGCTGCGTTTTTATTTTATTCTTAATGATAATAACAATAATAACAATATAGAAAGAGGACAAATGATTGATAAACAAAGATTAGATTTAATTAAAGAGTTAAATAAACTTCCATTAAATAAAATAAAGGATGATGAAAGAGAATATCTAAAATTTTATGAAAATAATTTAATGGATGTAATTGATAATTGTTACGATCAAGAAGTTAAAAAAGTATGGTATAAAAAATTTAATTGGTTGCAGCTTAACATTAATTATTTTTTAAAATACTATAGATACTTGGTTGATAAAGGTTTAAGATTAAGACACACTTTAAAAAATGAAAAAACAAATAATAAAACAAAATTTAATTGAGTTAAAAAAACAAACTCTATTAAATATCTTGAGTGTTAAAGGTATAATTTACACTCATTATAAAAACAAACTAAAAGAAAGAGGTAAAAATGTATATTATAGATTATCCTAATCAAAAAATTAGAAAATTTTCTAATCAAGAATTAGAAAGTTTTTTAAATAAAATTGTAAAAGAAAGATGGATTTTTGTTAAAGATAAAATCAAAGCAAAGAAATATTTAAAACAAATAATTAAAAATTAATCTTTATTTTCTGGGGGTATATCAGTTATATCCCCAGACACATCAATCAAATCATCCTGATTATCTTCCCAAGAAATTTTAATAGATTGATCTGTTTTAACAGATTGTACCTTATTATCAGAATAAAGATCAGTTATTTTACCTGCAACCCATTTAACAAAATCAGTTTTAGATCTTATCCATAAAATTTGATTTGGATTTTCTAATTCTTGACGCATAAAAATCTCAAGCAATCTATCAATTAAAGTTTGCACTCCAATTTTACGAGCATCTAAAACTTGTTGCTCAAGCTCAGGATTTTTCTTTAATGTGCTGTAAAATTTGCTTAAGCTGATCCCCGATGGATTTGTTATCTTGGATTCGATACAATGCGTTAGAGTATTTCCTTCTATTAATGAATCGAGTATGGTAGGTAGATTTTTCTCCAAATTCAATTTGTCGTTTAATTTTTTCTCGGTAATATTGGTCGAGTTGTTCATCGCTGTAGTTTCTGAATTGTTTAAGAGCTTTGAGTTGTTTTTTTCTTGAGTCATCTGTATAATTAGGTCTTTTAAATCCTTCTACATTTTGTGATCCATGAAATCTACATAAATATTTGCCATTTGCACACAAATAACCCTTTGCCATACAATTTCTAGGCTTACCTTCTCGAATACTTTTACGAGTAATAGCTTGACAAAAAACTTTTCTTTTTGGTCTGCCAACCATGTTATTTTTTAGGATTACCTTTATAATCTAGGTTGTTTCGTTTATTAAATTCTACTTTCTCTCGGTATCTTGGGTTGGACATCTTTCCAATCTTTTTAAGAGCTGATAAAATCTTATCACTACTAACATAAGTTGTATTTTTTTCACGAGCAAGTTCCTCTTTCTTTTGAATGGCTAACTTACAATAATAAACATTGTTAGTATCTTCTTTAAGGTCTGACAGGGGTAGCTTGGCTAGTTCTAAGATCATTCTATCCTTATCTGATCTATACATACCTATAATTTTATTAATATTATTATATTGGTATGTTGTTTCTTCTAATATAGCTCTTTTATTTACATTAGATAGCTCATTATTTACTATCATAGCTTTTTCTTCCTTTAAAAACTTATCATTTACAGCATAGGTCTTGCCAGACTTTCCTCGAACAGATTTTATGACATTCAAAGTCTCTAAAGTGTCAAGACATCGTTTGATTGTAGGTCTTGAAAGCATAGTATCTTTTTCTAAAGTTGAGTGTCGGATATGACAGACATAATCGTTTTTTTTCCAAGCATATTTAAGCAAAGCAAGATAAACACATAAACAAGTTGCCTTTCTTTCGCCAAGTTTGTCTAAATAATGGTACAGCTTATAAGTTAAGTGTAAAAAACCCCTAGTCTTTAGCATATTTACATACTTTCTGATGTTGTTCTTGTATATCTCTTAAAATACCTACCCACTCCTCTTGAGACATAGCGATTAAAGGCTCATAGAGGGTGCTTAGTCGCTGAACTTTGAACTCAAGCATACCTTGTGTCATTTTTTTATAAAACACCAAGAAACAAGGAAGATTAGCAGCTTTGCCTAACCAACGCATAGAGTTAGTATATTTTTTATAGTTTCCTGTATCATATACTGTCTCGATCAAGGCTAAAGGTTGCCAACATCCTTTATTCTGACATATTTCTACAGAATCTATGTCGATCATTGCTATTTTTTCAAAGGTCCTATGCCACTTTGAGTATAGGTCCTTATCAAAATGTTTTGCGTACCTCATTTTTATTTAGCCTTTCTTTTAGTTGTCTGATCTCATACTCTTTGACAGATAAATCAGTTTCAAGTATGTCAATTATTTTTCTTAGCTTATCAACTTCCCTTTTATATCTTTTTAATTCTGATTTTAATTCAGCATCTTCAAAGATCGTTGAGTAAGTCATTTTATTTTTCGTATATTATTTTTTTTACTACGCATCTTGGATAGCAAGATATATTACCAACAGATAACTTATTACCATCATAAGAATAACTACTAAATATGGTAATCTTCTTAGGAGTTTTTTCATACAAATATCCTATGTCCTCACACCAAGAAAAATTAAAGTCATCAACATCAGTAAGATCATCATACCAATTTGATGAGCTACAAATATCTTGCCAAATAATTCTTACCTTTTTATAAGGTAGTTTATTACTTTGCTTTTTCATATTCCCACCAAGCCTTGTAAAGATCTTCAATCTTAACTTCACCTTTAGTCACTTCCAATATCTTTTTTACTGTACTTGGTTTTGGAAATCTTTTTTCTTTACTCTCAAGGCAATATCGTTGCGAGTTGGTTGCAGGATTGATAGATCTAAATCCCAACATTTGTCCTAATGTATAGTGGGATATGTTTTGTTTCTTTCGCCATTCAGCTAGTGTCATTTAATTTCTCCTTTGTTTTAATTATACTAACAGGATTTATATAGCATGGTTTTTTTATTTGACAACTAATTTAATTCTGTTAGTTTGTGTAAAAAACAACAAAGGAAAAAATGATTACAAAAGAAAACCTAAAACAATACTTTACCAACTTCAATGGGGGTAAAGGTCTGGACCATTGGTCTCCATCTTCAACCCAAAACTTTACAAGATTTTTATTAAACTATTCCTTACCTCAAGAGTTAAGAAGAAGTTTTTTAATACGATACAAAGCACCATTTGGAAACCTAACCAACAACACAGCTCAAAGATTATTATGTGAGATTTTATTTCAAGGCGATAAAAAAATAACCTTAGAGAATAAAGATTATGATGATGTCTTTCAACAAGAATTAGATGAAATAAATAACTTGACACCACCTGTGGATGACAAGGATAAACTTGCAAGAGACATGATGATTGAAGCTGCACATCCTACAATTAAAAATGTAGAGAAAGCAGTTAAAGAAATATTTGGTAGTGAAAAGTTAGTCGCTGAACGATATGTGTCTAGCAAGGAAGATGAAATGATCCATGACATTATAGGTCGTATCGATTATGAAAGTAATACAAAGTTCATGGAGTTAAAAACAAAACCACCAAGCATAAAGAAAAAAAGAAACAAGGATGAATACTACATGGCAACTACTCAACTACCAACTGAACCCGATCCAATGCACATTAAACAAGTAGCATTCTATTATCATTGTACCAATAGAATACCTCACTTAGTTTATGTAAATGAAAATGAATATCAAATCTTTGATAAAGAATATTATCAACTCAATCCAAAATATTTAGAAGAGCAATACAATTTAATGGTTCAAAGAATAATATCTTGGGAACAATTAATTATATTCTGTAAGGGGGATATTAAAAAGCTATCTAACTTTGCAGAACCACCAGAATTAAATCATCCTTTTTATTATAGGGATTTAATAGACGATCAAAAAAAACAAATCAAACAACTATGGGGGTTAGACGCATGAAAACAAACATATATCAAAAACTACACAAAGCAGCTTGTGAAGCGGGGGGTGTTGCAAAAGGAAAGAAAGTTCCTGGTATGCACTTCAATCCTTTACAACATGATGAAGTACAAAAGGTTGCAATGGAGTCATTACTAAACAATGGATTATATCCTGTCTGTAATTACACCAATGAGATTAAAGAAAACTTTGTCATGGTTACTTGTTCAATGAGAATACACGATGTTGAGAACCCAGAAAGCTATGTCGATATTACAGGATGTAGTGCAATGGGAAACTTAGATAAGTTTGGTACAGGTAATGGTATGAGTTATGCTAAGAAGTATGCTTTCTTAAACGCATTAAATTTAAAAACAGGTTTGGATAATGATGATGGCTACAAGGCTAGTCCTTTCTCTACTCGAACAAACAATGTTAAAGAAAGCACTAGAGAGAGTGGAGCAAAACTTTTTAAGCCAAGCAATACTAAACCTACTAACAATATTCCACAACAAAAAGTAAGTGGTACAGGTCATGCCAATGTTGATATGAACATTGATATGAGTCAAGTAAGAGATGCCATAAAATCTATTAAAGATATTTATGCTCTAAGGAAATTTAGAAAAGAAAATCCTAGCTTATTTGATCCTAATAAAAATCTCAGAGTATACCGACAAGTCACAGATTTGTATGATGTACATGAGACTAAACTAAACCAACAAGGAGTTATATAATGAGTGATAAGATATATATAAAACTTACACATAACGCAGACAAACAAGCAGGAGACAACAGACCAGTATTTGTTGCACCAATTAATCCTAAAAGTCCAGAGGGTAAAACCTGGAGACTTGGAGTAAAGATAGGAGAAGCATGGTACAATCAAGCTGCATTTGAAGATCTTGATGAGCAAGGTAATCCAACAGGAATTATCAATGTCGTCTTGACACCTTCAAATTCTGGATCGACATCTGCCAAGCCTAGCGGACAGCAGAAATCTTTTGGAAGCAATAATAGATTTGCAAAAGGTCAAGGTTCAGACTATAAACAAAACAATTACAATCGATACTAGATTGTAATCAATGGTGTGTCGAAGTTTTTTGGGTTTAAAATTTGGCTTCTATCCCTTTCTAGCCAATCCCTCTTTGTTTTTCTTTGGCACACCTTTAAAAACAAGGTATGAAAGTAACAGATTTAGATAAAGAAATTAAAAATAAGATAGTCCAAGATCGAGAAAAAGATTATGGAGACTATCAATATAATTTCCATATGTTAGCAGAAATGTTTACATTGGTCCTTGCTGACAATCTAAAAACAAAAATAAAACCACACCAAGTAGGTCATATTATGATGGCACTCAAATTGTTTAGATCAACTAGAGGATATAAAGCTGATAACTATCACGACATGAGTATCTATAATGATATGACATTTAGTTTACATAAAAAAGATATAGACAAACAGGATAAAAAATGACAAAGTACAAACGAATTATTAATGGGGAATGTCATTTTGAAATGATTGAACTCTTTGATGATGTACAAAAAGCTGCAAACAACTCGAATAGAGGAGAGTTTGTAGAATGCAAGATCGAAAATTTAAAATTTGATTTTGCAAAAGTAACAAAGGAGCATGATGGAAAACATCAAGATGCACCTGCAAAAGCTAAAGGATCTTCAAGCGAAAAAACATCAGAAGTTCCTGGAAGCAAAACATAAAGTAAATAAGTATCAACAAGATTCTTATAAATTACTTTGGCAAATTGAGCAGGTGAAAGAAAAGTTATTAGCTAATAAATAGTTAGTAATTTAAAAATTATAAAAAAACAATAAAATCTGTAGGGGATCTATGACTAAAATTGAAAGTACAAAGTTTAAAGAGATTAAACTTGCCATGAAAGCTGGACATTATTCTAGCTTAACTAAGAAAGAAAAATTAATTTATAAGAATGCTTTTAAGAATGGCTATCGATTAGCCAAGTTTCATATCAGCAAAACTAAACAAGAGTTTAAACCAAGAAAGATTATAGCTCACTCCTATTCTGTACCTAAAGATAAAGTATATTTAATTATTGATAAGGTCTGCCAAAGGTATCAAGTGAGTAAGAAAGATTTGTTTTCTAAAATTAGAACTCAAGATGTAGTGAGAGTTAGAAACATCATACACAATCTATTGAGTGAAAAATATAATATGAACCTATCTAATATTGGTAGATTTTTTGGACAGGATCATACCACAGTTTTACATTCATTACGAATGAAACATAACAAGCAAAGATTTTGGGATGGGGAGCAAACGATATGGCAAGAGTTTCAAGAACTAAAAGAAATACTATAGTCGGAGTTAATTGGCATCTTCGTTATCGATTGAAGATCGAAGATCTTGAACACAAACTAGATGATATGCGTTTGTATGTTAGGCAGCTAGAGTTTAAAATAAAAAGATTAACTAAGACTTCTTCTTCTTAGGAAAACCCATCAACATATTCTTGTATGCTTTAGCAGAGATAGTAGATTTCTTTTTAGATCTACTGATCCCTTTTTTCTTTCGCTGATTGATGTTGTAGTACAAACCTTTTTTTGGCATTAGTATTTACCTTTTGATTTCATCTTCATACCCTTTTTCTTTGCGTATGCTTTTGCTTTTTTCTTTCCAGCTTTCGTATAGCTGAACTTCTTTTTTCCTACCATTGGCATATTGTTTCTCCTGTTGTTGTTGTTTATATTTTAATTCACAATAGTTATCGAAGCAAGAACCATCTTTACCATCATGGCAAAAGTATTCTTTTTTAAGAGTAACTATCCATCCACCTTCATTACTTAATAATTGTTTACCGCATTCTTTGCAGTAACCACAAACTAATACTGTTGATTTTTTTTTAACCCAAGTTTTTTTCATTGTGATATTTTTACAACAGGTGTTGCATGATTACAATAAAAACTGCGACAGAGTTATACAAAATTAATTGTTGAAATAAATATACAAATCGGTTATCATATAATTATAAAAAAAACAAAGGAGAAAAAAATGAAAACACAAGAAAATAAAAAACCTAAAAAATATTTAGGCATAATCTATATTGGCATGGGGGGTTGTTCATGGTTAATAGGAGATGAAATTGGAGAAGTAGCTGTTGAAGTTGCAAAGATGTGTAAACAAGATTGGAAACATCTTTTTAAATTTAAAAAGAAACATGTACATCCAGTAAATATTTATGATTTTACTAACTCAGAAGGTTGGTATGCAAGATTGGATATGGTTGTAAAAGATAAAGAAACAAACAAACCATTAAAACATCTTAAAACTGTTTACGCAGTAAGTTAATTAACTACCATGCTTTGCAGCTCCAATATCTAGGTGTTAGTTTATTGGTAGCTGTAGAGCATTTGTGTCTAGCTCTGAAGCTCTTTCGTCTTGCGGGTATTTGTTTCTTGATTGACATCTTTGGATCGCCAAATCGAACTAGCTTAACTTTCTTTCCTACCTTTGCAAGAACAGCAGATTTCTTTTTAGCACCTGGAGTTCTCTTAGGTTTATTGTAACCAGAAAATCTTTCACCTCTATATGTTATTGCCATGTTTATTCCGCTGGACTATTTTTGTTTCCATTAATATAATTATATACTCTGCCAATAGCTTTATCAATTCCAAACAATTCACCTTTAATATAATTTGTATCTTCTTTTAAATCAACAATAGATACTAGAACCCATGTGCATAAACCAAATAAAGCACTACCTATAAATCCTATAATCCATTTAATATCAATTTTCATTTCGCAACTTTACCTTTATTCACTCCCTTTTTAATTACATAATCTTGTGTACCATTAGCACCATGATTTACTTCTTTCTTTAGAAGTTTAAATATTTCTAGTTCTTTTAATTTTTTTTCTAATTTCTTACTATACATTTCAATAGTTTTAGTATCTCTCATTTTTTCTTTCTCTTCTTATTTTGTTTAATGAATTGTTTTTCTACCCAATAAAACCATGAGTCTACCAAACCAAAAAATTTATATAAGAACTTATCAATCATCTGCCTTGACCTTTGTATCTTGTTTGTTTCTTCTGTCTCTTCTCCGACTTTGATTGAGATTTTTTATGCACACCTCTTCTCTTAGGTGGCTTCTCTCTTGGGATATAATGTGTGAACTTTTGCTTAGCCATTACTTCTTCTTCTTATATTTTTTTTTCTTTTTCTTCTTACCCATTTGCTGAGATAGAAGTGTAGGTTTCTTTTTGCTGTATTGAGATACAAACATTGTAGGTATTTGTTGTGACATATTATTTCCTCTTAATTAATTCAGTTCCTTTTATACCATAAATTGCACCCACTACAGATACAAATAATATTTGAAACCACATTGGCAGCTCATTAAAGTATTCAAAGAATAAGTCTAGCTTTACTTTAATATCTGGATCGTTGCTGAAAACACTATAGACCAATAACAAAATAGGAAGAGATACAAGTATAAGTACAAACTCGTCTTTCCAACCTTTGTCATTAGATGCAATAATTTCTTTTTTATATTCCAGTTCTCCATTAGCTAACTTCTCTGCGTGTAATCTTTCTGCATCAGACATAAGCATCTTAGTTCTTTGTCTATTTTGATACAGGTGAGAACCCGTCTTTATACCCATCGATAATAATTTCAACCACATTTTATCTTATGTCTCCTATGATTGGTTTGTATTTCGTCTTACCATCTTCTTTAAATGCTCTCAAGAATTGTTTTCTAGGTTTATCTGATATGCTGCAATGCACCCATCCAGAGTTAGGTTCGCCAGGAGTATAGAACTCAAGGATCATTTGATCCCAACATTCAATGTTATCTTTAATCCAATAAGCAATATCTGCATTATCAAATCCTATAACTTCAAAGTCTACCGCCTCTGCTTTTGCGTGTTGGCTATCCAATGAGCTTCCAATCTTGGCACAAAGTTCTGGAGATCTGTAACCAGAAGTTACAATTACTGGACCAAACTTTTCTCTAACGGGTTGTAATAATTTTTGGCATAACTCTTTTAACTTAACAATCTGATCCATGTTAGGTTCATTAGCGATACCATTTCTGATTGCAAAATCAGACTTAGTCATTTCTTTTAATGTAAAATTTTTAGATAATTTCATTCGTATATTATTTTCACTCCTAGTTTCTTTTGTTCTTTAGTCGTACCTCTTGATATAAATGATCCTTTAAGATTTCTTTTATATCCATCGGGTGCAACATAACTGTTTTTCTTTCTGTAATTTTTTGCCTTAACATCATAAGCAGTATACTCACCAGTTGTCATATTTAAAGTTACAATATCTACTGGACCAAGACCACCAAGTGGAACAAACACAAGTATATTAGGATCTTTTGCAAGTCGGAGTTGTGCAGCAAGTTCAGTAGTTAATCCAGCGATTGCCTTAACTCTTCTGTTTGATTTAGCCATTATATTTAATGTAGCCTAGCAAGGAAGCTATTGCACCACCAATAAGTAATAAGACTCTAAAGCCACCTTTACTTTTATTTACATCTGCTTTTAAATCTCTAATATCTTTTCTCATTTCATCTATTGCTTTGAATAAAGTTTTCATTCTTTCTGCACAAACCTTTTCATGGTAGGAGATACGAATAGAGTTGTTATCCTCTATCGCTGATTTAAATGATTTCTTTTTAACTGTCTTTCTCATTGTCTTGTATCTCGTTGCAAAAATAGTTCATATATAATTTGTTATCTTCTATACTTGTTTCCATTTCTCGTGAAAAGTTAATTATTAATTTTCCACCTGCACCGACACACTCAGACCAAGACTTAAACTCTGTAGGTAAGGTTGCGGTATTATTACAATAGCCTGTTATAGCAGAGCATATGCTAAAGGCTAATATAAATTTCATTATATACCAATTAATGCTTTTACTTCTTCTTCAGTTAAACCTAAGTCTAAAAGTTTTTGTTTGCCAGATGCTTTTTTAGTTTCTCTATCTGCATCAGCTTGTTTTAATTCTTCAATCTTTGCATTTACTTCTGCCTCAGTTGGCATAGTAGCACCATCTTTAATAATCTCTATACATTCATAACACATTCTTTGATCGTTAGGAATTTTGTTTCCATCATCATCATATTTTTTCCAAGTGTACCAATTACCACCATTAAAATATTTTAATGCTAATTGTAAATAATCTTTTTCCATTATTGACTATCTCCTAATCTTATAAAATTTGCATAAGTAGAATTTTCTGTTGTTGAACCATACATATCTGTATCTGCACCTAATGTTATGTCAAATCTAACTTTACGATTTGATGTATCTGTGCAATTAAAATAACTATTAATTGTAGCATTCCAATACCAACCACTATCTTCTCCAATTTTAGCTTGAGCTAAAATATCCCAATTAGAACCATTATCTACTGTTCCTAAAATTCTAGCATCACAACCATTATTTATTGCATAGCCAGTTGTTGTAAATATAACATAGTATAATCCTGTTGATGGAAAAGTAAATACACCAGAACTTTCTGTCATTCCTGTTCCAATTTTAGCAAAACTTGCATCATCTACTCTTTCCCAACTTCCACTTAAAGGTTGTTGTGCAGAATCTGCTTTATTAGTTGTAAATCTAAATATATCAGCTTCTTCAATACCACCACCAGCTTCTGCAAAAGTATTATCTCCTCTTAAAAAAGTTGTAGCATCTTTAGTTCCTGTTGCTGAAAGTTTAGCAAGTTGAATTGTGCTATCTACTATTTTTGTATTGGTAACTGTATTATCACTAGGAGTAATTGTTCCTGTAGTTATTTTACTAGCATCAATGTTTGGAATATCATCTGCTGTAAATCCACCAGATATAATGTTTGCTAAATCTCTTGCTTTAGTCATTCTAATTTCCTTTTACTTTCTTTAAAGATAATTTGCAATTAGCTTTTGTCATAATATTATCTCGCTGTACAAGGGTTATCTCCCACTAAAGGTTCTTCGGCAAATGCCATGTATAAAATATTAGCACCTGCTCCATTACTATCTCCTGCTGTGCCTCTTAATTTAAAACCATTACTTAATAAATCAAAACCAACAACTGCATTTGCATTAACTTCTGAAGAAGGATCATTAGAAAGTATATAGCTATCATTTTGATTATCAAATCTACTTTCTTTCATAATCCAATTTCCTGATGCACCATATTCTTTTACAATAACTAATTTTGGTTTAAATCCGAGATAGCAGAAACTTCCGTCAACCGAACCGTTGCCAACATAAGAACCAAACTTGCTGAAGCCTTTAATTTCGCTGAAGCAATAAGCAATTATATTATTACCAGAACCATTTGTTGAAAGTGAATTACCAACAGTAAATGTTGAATTTGTTGGAGATGTTGCATTAAAAGTTCCATTAGATAGAGATTGACCATCAGTTAAATCTAAAAACATAATTTGATTGTTTCCCATAGTTTCATGATAAACTACCCAATTACTTGTAGTACTACGATTTTTAATAATAATCATTTTAGGTGTAACACCTAATCCATGACCAATTGTTGCACTAGAAGAACCTGTTCCTGTATAAGACACAATACTAAATCCACTTGTTGTATTAGCACTAACAGTAGAGTTTATATCTCCAACTGTGTTTGATGCAGTTGTGTTTGAGGCTAACCAATTCCATGATGCAAATGTTGCAGAATTAGCATTTATTATACTATCTGTGCCAAGAGTAAAACCATCATTATCAAAAGATTTAACATAATTACTTGATGTATTTTCTGCATTAGTTAAATTTGGATATAATCCTTGATTATTACCTCTAACAGCATCAGTAAGTGAATGAGGTGTAGCGGCAGACCTTGATTTAATCCAAGTCATATCTGGTTGAAATCCAACTCCTGTTATAGCTGTATCTGTTGTACCATTACCTGTATAAAGTTTAGTATTAAAATAATCCGAAGGTTTTTTAATTGTAGTGTAAGCCATTATAAATTTAATCCTTTTGTTGATAAAGCAGTATAACCTGTTGGAACATCATATTCAAATATTCCTATACCACTTGCGTTAGTTCCTGCACTAGCTACTGCTGTAGTTCCAAAATAGCCATTACCGAAGTTCCAATCTACTTGAGAATTATATTGTTGTGTTCCTGGAATTAAATCTTTGGTTTGTAAGCTACTATGTGTTTCTGTATAAATTTGTGTTCCATTTTTCCAAAAAGTAATTGTTCCATTTACTTTATCAACACCAACACTAATTATATCACCAGCTCCAAAAGTAGCATAAGTACCACCAGGAATACCACTTTGACCAGTTATAGTTCTTTCAATACCACCTGCGTATGTATAAGCAAATCTATTAGTATCCATATCAGATTGTACTGAACCTCTTACAGTTCCAGAAGCATCATAAACACCAATATAAGGATATAACCCACTTACAATTTTTGCTTCCCAATAAAATTTTCCGCTTTGACCAATCATACCTATTGTTGCTTTACCTGGTTGCCAAGCATCAGATGGAGATACACTTGTTGTATTACCATTACTTAAAGCCAAACTTGAAGATTTATCTAAAGGATTCATTGTGCAAAAAACATTTGAAGGATTATCTTCAGTATTCGTTAATGTACCACCTGCAACTGTAAAGTTATTACCGTTACCAGATTGGTCAGTAACACTATTACCATCTTTTAAAATAAAGTAACCATTAGTTCCATAAGTTACACTTACATCTGTTTTAATTTTCCAAACACCATTGGCATCATATTCTCCAAATGCTGTAGCATCATAAGCTGTGCCATCTATAAAGTGAACATGAGACATTGAACCATCAAAATAATTACCACCAGCAGAACTATATTTACCTAAAAAATTTGTATAACTTGCTGTGCCTAAAGCTAAATCAAGATTTTGTGATGGGTATGTTGCTGGAGAAAGTGATGTTTCTTGAGAACCATTTATATAAATTTTAACTCTATCACTTGCTGTTGCTTGTGTTGTATCTACTTCAACTACAATATGATACCAAGCTGAAGTATCTCTAAATAACCTAGATGTTTCAATATTAATTGATGTTGAACCACCTAATGTATGTTGTACTAAAATTTTATCAGATGCTGTAAATTGAACATCAAATCTATTGTTATTATCTAACCAAGTTTCAAATATTTGTTGTTGTGCTGATAAGTTTGCTCTTTTTACCCAAACAGAAATAGTAAATATTCTTCTGCTTGTAGCAGCTCCTTGTGTAAATGATAAATATGTACTAGCCATTAGCAAATCTCCGATTTGAAAATTGTATTCATTAGTTAAACTGTGCTCCCCCTGTTGCACCAAATGATGATGTCAAACTAAAACTTCTGTCTGCTGTTTGACCTTCAGCATCTGTTGCTCTGATTGTAAAATTATAAGTTGTTGCTTGTGTACTAGCACCACCAAAATCGGTTGTACTTAATACACCACTAGATGATAAAGTAACATTAGCTGTTGTCAAGTTACTTCCTACTTCACTAAATGTAACAGCACTATCTGATGTTGCAACTACTGTTGCTAAAGTACCAGAAAAATCTCCTGCAAAAGTACCTAAATCTCCAGCCGCAGTTGTCCAAGTTGGTGCATCTGATACTGTTAAAATATTAGTAGATGATAATACTGAATTACCATCTGGGTTTTCAATTCTAATTTTATATTGTGCATCTACACTTAATGTTGCTTGTACTGTTAAAGATGTTGAGTTATTAAATGTTATTGTATCTGCTGTGTACCATATACCTGTTGATGGATTTAAAAATTCTACTTGAGGAACTGATGCAAAATTTGAACCAGTTATTGTAATTGAAGTTTGAGCATTAGTGATTGTGTCTGGAGAGATAGAACTAATTGTAGGTTTTGTTTCTCCAATAGTTACACTTCCACCTAATGATACTGCTGAACCATTGATTGTAATTGCACCGCTTCCAGTTAGTCTAGCATTAGCGATTGTTCCAGATGTAATATTAGAACCATCAATAGCTGCAACACTAAATGTTCCATAAGCAACAATATCTACTACATCACCATTTGTTAAAGCTGAAGCAAATACAACTTCAGTACCAGAAGTAATTGTAATATCTGCTGAAGACATACGAACCCCATTAACATAGACATCCGCAAATCCCGCATCGTATGCCAAAGTTGCACCATTATCATCCACACCAGATACAGAAGTAGGTGTACCAGATATTGTGTATGTAAATCTAGCAGAAGTACCATTTACTGTAGAACCTGCTGCACTCCATCCAGATGATTTGTAAACTTTTAATTCATTAGCAGTTGTATCAAAATATAAATCTCCAATGTCTAAAGAGGTAGTAGGTGCAGTTGCAGAAATTCTATAAACATTTCCAAAATTTTGAACTGAAGTTAAATTATTATTTACATTCTGAATTACAGGAAGATTAGTATTAACATTTTGAATTGGAATAATATTTGTAGCTACTGATCCAATATTATTTGAACCAGATAAATCTGTTGCTACTGTTCCAATCGTATCGCTTCCAGCAAGATCTGTTGCAACTGTTTGAACATCTGCACTATCGGTACTTACTTGAGTAATGTCAGTTCTAATTGTATTTAGATTTGAAATTTCTGTAGTTAAAGTTCCAAGATTAGTTAATTCTGTATTTAGTCCAGCAAGTGTTGAAATATTATTTGTTGGCGAAATTTGTCCAGCAACTAAATTAACATTTGTTTGATTTGTTCCAGTTAAAGCTAATTGTCTCCAAACAGTATTGGTAAGGTCATAAACCTTCATCAACTCATTTGTAGTATCGTAATATAAAGCTCCATCCTGGAGAGCATTACCATCGTTGTCTAAAGTTGGATCTGTTGCTTTAGCTCCTAAAAATCTATCATCAAAAGTATCTAACGCAGCTTCAGCTGCTGCTTGTGCTACCTCTGCTGCTGTTTGTGCGGTTTCTGCGTTTGTCTCCGCTAGTTCTGCTGCTGTCTTTGCAGTTTCTGCATCGTTCTTATAAGTTAAAGCATTTGATTCACTTGTCGCTGCATTGTTAGCTGAAGCTAGAGCTTCGGCAGCTTTAGTTGTTGCAGTATTTGCAGCAGTAGTAGCAGTTTCTGCGTCTACCAATAAATCCCATTTAGCACTATCTGTGTTTGTAGTTAGAGGTTCAGCACCAGAAGAAGTGTGACCTGTATTACATAAAAATATATTTCCTGTTGAGGTATCTTTTACAATATCTCTAGCAGCATAAGTGGTACTAGCAGACCAATTTCCCTTAAATGTTCCCAGCTCTTGCGATACAACAAGTTCTCCATTAGAATCAAAGCCAAAAATTTTTCCTGCTCTATCAGTATCACCAACAGTAAACTCTGTAGAGTTCATGGTGTTTGTTCTTGAAAGTTTTATACTTCGATCAACCTCTTCTTGAAGTTGTTGAAGTGTCATCATTGCACGATCCAATCCCTCTTCATGTGATTCCGCAGGGAAAGGATCATTAGCGATATAATCAATCGCTTGTGTTTGCGGAACAGCTCTTCTAATCACAACAGTTTCAGTAGCAGTTGGTATATTACCTGCTGTGAATACAATCGTTCCACCAGAAGCAGAACCTGCACCTGTTACTGTGTAGTGAGTAGTTAAAGTTTTTACTGTTTCAGTAGCTGTCGCATCTCTAATGATAACCTGTAAATCTGTGTCAGCAAAGATCTTGAATGTGTAGTTGAAGGTATCAAGAGTACCATTACCTGCGTATGAGTTCTTTACTGTAGTAGATGATATTGTCATATTGTTTCTCTATATTAAATTATTTATTCTTTGTCTACTTTAATAGTATAAACTTCCTTATCATAATATAAGTTAATTGCGTGTTTAGCTTCTCTAATCATTTCTTTAATCATTATATTAGTCATATGTAATTTGGCTTCTGGAGATTCCTTAGGATCTTCATTAATATTTCTTATAATTTGTTCTTGAACTTGCAATGCTTTATATGCTCTTTCTAATACTACCCAATTTTTAGGTAGTTTTTCTTGTTCTATTTTTGCTTTTTCTATTTCACCTTTTTGTTCTAGTATTCTTTTTGCATTAATTCTTTTCATCACAGGTTCGTATAACTTTCTAAAATCAGTTATAGGTTCTGCATTTCTGTCTGGATTTTTAATTATAAGAGCTTTAATAACAGGATATTCTGATAACATTTTTTTTCTATTTTTAGATCTATTTACAATACCAACAGCATCTAATAATGAATCTGATAATTGTAATATATATCCACCAATACCACCAGACCAACCTCTCCAAGCATTTTCTAAAACAAGAGGTGAAGATGCTTTTGAAAAATCATCACCATTTACTTTTCTAATTAGACTTGCAATTAACTTCATAGTTTCAGATGTGTAATCAGTATATTGATATTCTGATGGAACATTTTCTAAACCAGCAGGAATAATAGGTCTATCAAAAAAGAAACTTCTATTATTTTTAGCTTCAAAAAATGGTTTAAGTATATCTGGAAATGGAACTAAACCTTTAAAAGATTGAACTGTAACAGCATCTTTAAATTTTTCTATAGCTTTAGGATCTTTATCAAAATAATAATCTAAAAATCTTTCAGTTCCAGTACCAAATATTAATCCAATTTCAAATGGTTTGGGTATTGGATAGTATGTTCCATTTACTTTAATATGCCAAAATAAATCTTTTCTCCATTGAGGTAAATCTTGATAATCTGGATCATCATGGTTAGCCATCCATAATAATATAGAAGGTAATTGCACATACATAAAAACTTTAGCATAAGTTTGTAATGGTCTATCTTTAAATGCTTTTATTGTTTGATTTAAACCTTGTATTCTAGCATTAAAAAAAGCAGAAATTTGATTTAATCCTTGAATAGATGCACCCATTCTTCTGTAATCAATAGGATTATCTCTAGTTTCAACTGCTGATTTTTTTATAGCTTGGTCTTCTGATAAACCTCTTTTTAAATTTCTATCAAGAGCTAGTTTAAAATTACCAGCTCTATTAACTTTTTCAGAAAATTCAACATATATTCTAAAAAGTTCTGGAATATTTTTTATATAATTTATTGGTCTAGTTTTTGTAAAATATTCTTTTACTGTTCTATCAAAATAAGTTCTATCAAGAGTAACTATAGAATTTTGTACTGCTGGTGATTTTGAGTATTCTTCATAAACTTTATCTAAACCAAATTTTTTTCTTGTAGGTTTTAAGACCATACTTATTCCCATTAAAGTTTGAAAGTAAGGAACATACCAACCTTTACTTAATATAGCTGAACTAAAAGCATCTCTTGATACATTGTTATATACAAATTCCGCAGCTCCTGTAGCACCAGCTCTTAATGTTCTTGATGGTAAACTAAAAAAATCAGCTAAGTATCTAAATATTCCTTTTTCAAAAGTTTTTGTTGGTCTTGCAAATGCTTCACCTACTTCCCAAACTTCTCTTTTACCATTTCTATAAACTACAATTTCTGTATCTTTTAAATATCCACTTTCTTTTCTAAATACTGAAAAACCATCAACAACTTCTGGCTTTAAACTCTTAGGATTTTCTACTACTTGTTCAAGTTCTTTAGCTGAAATTTTTGTTTCTTTAGTTCTTTTTGGAGAAATTTGAACTTCTGGAAAAGCATTAGGATCTACCTTTCTAACTTGTTCAATCATTTCTAAGAATGATAAATTTGCTTCATTTCTTTTTGCTATAGTAACAAAAGTACCAATATTATTATATATGCTTTCAAATGGATCTATAATTTTTTTCTTACTGCCTTTAAAAAACTTTAATGGATTTCTAACATTTTTTGAAAAATTACCACTACCAGCTTCTTCTAAAAAATCTCTATAAAAAGGAACAAAATCTTTATTTGCTTTTAATGCAGCTTGATAAACTTCTTTAGATATAACTCCAGCATCAAGTAAATATTTTAAAGAAAGTTCAGATACTTTAACAATATCTCTAAATGGTTTTTCAAATTGTTTATTTTCTTTTACAAATTTTTCAGCAGCTTTTATATTAACTCCTGTTTCAAGTTTTTGTGCATTTTTTTCTATAGCTCTTTTTGAAATAGAATATCTAATAAAATCTTTATAAGTAGATAAATCTTTAATATTATTTTCAATAAATATTTTTTTCATTGAAGGTCCTATAACTTTATCTGTTTTAAAATCCATAGCACCTCTTTCAATAAAAGATTGAATTGTATTTTTTACACCATGTAATAATTGAAAATTTTCATAAGGAGAAATATTTTCTTCATATTTGACTCCATATTTTTCTGCTTTTTTTTCAGCTCTTTTATAAACATGATTTTGATCTATAAGATTATAAAACAAATCATCTATAAAATTTTCTGTTTTCCAAATTCTTTCTTTAGTTTCATAAGAGATACTTTTATCTAATTCGTTTCTTGTTTCGTCTTTTACTTTGTCTGCTTTTTCAAATTGTTCTTTTGTTAATGGTTCTTGTTTATTTTTTAATTGAGATTCTAATTCTTTAATTTGATTAATAATAGGTTCTATTTTTTTATTAGTTCTTTCTGCAAGAATAGAATCAACCATTCTATACATTTCATCCATAGAAATATTGGGATTTTTTTTCTTTACTTCTTGCTCTACCTTTCTTCTATCTAAATTATTTTGTTCTCGTGAATCTTTATAAATTTTTTTATTTTGTTCTTTTAATTCTTTAATTTTTTGTTCTATTGTTTTTTCTAATGCTATATCCCTATATGCTCTTGGTGTTTCAATATTTTTTGAATTAAGATCTTCCCAGATAGTTCTATCTTTTACTACATCTTCAATAATATCTATTGGTTTTTTACCTGTCTTTGCAACTACATTATCTAATTTTGATTTAGGAGCTTTAATATTAAATGGTGCAAACAATAAAGATGTTACAGCAAAATCTTCTGCTGTTGGCATATCTTCACCCATAGCAACTCCTGTTGCAGTATATGCTGTTGATTGTGTTAAAGTTCTACCAACAATATTATTAACAATAGGATTTGTAAAAGGTAATAATGCAGGAGCTTTATAAGCAGCATATAATTTTGCTGCTGTCTTAGCACCTTCTGATAAACCTTCTTCTACAAAAATATCCCACCATTCAGAGAAACCTTTTACCTCTCCTCTTTTTAATGCTTCGGAATATATTCCTTGAATAGCACCAGCACTAAATCCACCACCTATAACTGCTCCACCTGGACCACCAACAAAAGTACCAGCAACAGCACCAGGAATAAATGTTGGTATTTCAGCAACCAAACCTACTGCACCTTCAGTTAATTTTTCTAAAAAACCTGTACCTTCTGGTAAAGGTTGATCAACTTTATAACCCCATTGACCATCCGAATGATATTTAATCATTTTATTTAAACCAGAATTTCCTAATGCTCTTTCAAAATATGGTTTAAATTGATACCTTTCATCATTTCCTAATAAAAATTTTTGTATTCTGTCTGGAGCATTATCATCTGGAATTTGATCAACATCTAAAATTCCACCATAGCCAACATCCTTTTCTACTTCTGTAGAAATTGATTGCCAAAATTTTTGTATATCAGTTCTATCAACTTCTTTCTGACCAAACTGTTCTGATATTATTTTTAAAGGAACATTACCTTGTTTCATTTCAAGAAGTTTATCTTCTTTAAATTTATTCACTTGATCAATAGGAACTCCTGCTTTGATCATGTCATTTATTTGGTCTACTACCAAAGGCATTATTGCTCCTGTTTTTTAATTAAATATTCTTGGTATTCTTTTGAATTTATATAATCTTCATAGGATTTATGAACATCTGGATTCCATTGAGGCGGAACTAAGATATTTTCATCTAATGAATCAACATTTTTTTCTGAAATTAATTTTGTTAATAAATCTTTATTTGGTTTAAATTGTTGTAAATTTTTTAAAATAAATTTTTTACTATTAATATTTAAAACTTCATTTATATTTTCTCCATTTCTTATAGCTTCAGAAAAATTAAATATCATTTGAGATTGAAAATCATTTAAACGATTATCAACAGTTGTATCTAAATATTGTAAAGAACTTGGTCCTTCAACAAAAGGTTGAAGTTGCTCAATAACAGAATATAATTTTTTATGATTATCAACAAATACTTGATTGTTTTTATTTGGTAATAAATAATTAATATAATAACCAAATTCTTTTTTAGAAATACCATCGCCAACTCTTTGAGTAATACTCTTAGCTTCTGTTTCTCCTTCTAATTGAAAAGGTGTAATGTGATCTGTAATTTGTCCAGATAATATTGCTTTCTGAATATCAAAATTTTTATAATAATTATTAACATTAGAAAATTCTTTTTGACCTATTTTTGTAGATAGTTCTACAATTTGATTTTTAGCATCTAATTCATAATCATTTTTAGGTTCACCAAAAATATTATTGATTTCAAGTTCTGTTAAAGTTTCCAATGATTGAGAATCATTAAACATTTTTTGAAAATCATTAATACTTTTTTGTTTTGATTCATTAAGAACAGCATTGTTTCTATTATTTAATTCTGCTGTATTAGATCTTCTTACTGTTTTAGCATGATCTAATATTTCTTTTTTTTCATTTTCTGGTAGAGATTGCCATAAATTTATTTTGTTTATATCACCACCAAATGTAGCATCTTTAATTTGATCATAAGCATCTATAATAGATTGTGTTGTACTATCCTCTGTTAATTCCATACCATCAGTAAAGTATGTTTTTTTATTTTCAAAAATTTGTTTATCAGCAGTAGCTAATATATTCATCTGATCTTCAGCAGATAAAGCATCAAATTTATTTATATTTTCTTTTAAAAATAATGGATCTTTAACAGCTAAATCATTTGCTAATTGTGATTGACCAAACTTTAAATAATTTTGTATATCAAGTTTTTTTATACCTTCATCTTCTTTTAAATAATTTTTTTCAACTACATCTAATATATTATTTTTATAAGGTTCTAAATATTCAATACCATTTAATTTTAATGCTAGAGATTCTTTTAAAACAAAATCATCTGTTACATTTCTTGTTTCTTTTATTTGTGAATTTCTTGAACCTTCTAATGATTTTATTTTAAATAAACTAGCAGTAGAATAAAATTTATTTTCTAATGCTTTTTTAGTAAAATTATCTAAACCTTGTAACTTTGTATTTCTTGCGTAATTCCATAATTTTTCTACATCATTATCATAACCAGAAGATGCTTCACTAGGATTAGGATTGGCACTTGTTTCACTTTGAATTGAATACAAACCTTTTGTTCCATCTTCTTGATTAACATAAAGATCAGATAATATTTTTATTGCTTTGTTATTAGCTTCTTGTTGTTTTTCTTTTACATAAAGTTTAGTTAAACCACTTGTTAATGGTGCAGTAGCAGTTGCAATATTTTGACTAGGATCAATAGTAGTTCCACCAGTTGTACTTGGTGCTTCTGCTGTTGGTCTTGTTTTTGCAGTAATTACAGGTATAGTTGGCATTTATTATTTTATCCTTGCATTGTTAATAGACTTGTACCTAACTGAGTACCTAATCTTATTTGTTCAAATCTTGCTTGTTGTTTTGCAATGTCTGCATTTATTCTTGCAAAAGATGCTTCTTCAAATTTTTTAGCTTGTGCTATTTGAGAATTATATCTTATATTATTTCTTTCAATTTCTGCTTCTCTTAAATTATTTATTTCAATTCTTCTTCCAGTTCCTTCTCCTCTAACGACACCAGATTTAGCAAGAGCAACTTTTGTTTTACCTTCTAATTTTCTAAATTCTTTATCAAATTGTGCTAAATCAAATTCTGTTTGTTTAGCAATAAGTTCACCTTCTTGTTCTAATACAGCAGCTTTTCTATTTAAAACTGCTTCATTATAAGCACCTATCTTACCTGCTTGAACAACTCCTAATGCTGTACTACCAATAGCTACATAAGGAGCAGCTGTTGTTGCTGCTGTTGTAATTGCTGGTGCTGCTGCTGCAATCCATCCCATTAGAATAACCTCGCATACATATATTGATCAGAACCATCGAAACCAAATTTTCTCATTAAACCTTCTTCCTGTAAACCTAACCATTTAGCAAATTTTAAACCAGTTGTATAGTCAGCTCTTACAGCAGTTTGAACTCTTTTGATATTGTTTTCTTTAGCAACTCTTGCAAAATCTTTCTTAATAGCTTTAGCAACAAGTAAAGGATGTTGCAATACTTTGTTCGTAGCGATCACCCAACCTTCTGCAACTTGTCCCCAAATGATTTTCATACCTGCTGCAAAGATAGGTTCACCATCAATCATACCAGTAAATGCTAAGTTATCTTGTTCTAAGTTCATTGGGTTGCCATCAAATTCCATATCTTTATCCATCAATACATGATTCATTCTTTGCTTCATAATGTATTGACCATGTTCTCCTTTGTATTTAACAATATTTAATATGCTATCCATCGTTTGTTTGTAGTTTAGGATATAGAGATAATATAGTTAAAGGTAATGGTTGTGTTTGTCTTACAAATATAAAACCATCAGTTTCATAATCACCTCTGAACTCTACTTCCTTATCTCCTGTAAATACATTAACTCCACTATTCATAAGATTGGCAGAAGATCTGAATGGTATTCGTTCCATGTTATTTAAGTCTGAACCAACCTCAACACCAATAGATTCATATAATCGAATTGTTATTTCATATATTCTTTTAGTCTTACTTTGTGATGTACCATTCTGTGAACCTGCATCTATTCTCATTGTTTGTAATAAAGATGTGTATGGCAAACCAACTTTAACTTTTGATGCTGATCTTTCTAAAGTAATCTCACCACTTGAAACTGTTTTATTTGGATGAGTTGCACCATCAGCTAAGATTGAAACTTCTTGACCTTCAAGATGAGATAATCCAGATATAGTTGTAACTGCACTACCATCATAAGATAATTGTGAATCTAAAAAATTAAATGAAGTATCATCTGTTTCATCAAAATCTAAATTATGTAAATATTCTATATATCTTTTTGTTACACCATTAATTGTTCTTTTAACAATAACCCATATTTGATATTCGCTATCATCAGTAGGTAATACTTCAA